TGGAGCATGGCGTGATGACCACCGAAGAATTCCGCCGTGAGCAGGAAGCGCTGGACAAGTCGCACCGGGCCAGCCTTGTCCTTTACATCATCGTCTGCTCATCCGCGACGGCCGCCTGGCTTTATGTGCTGGTCAAGTCCGCGCTGATCCAATGGGGGTAATGATGCTCGCACTCGACGCCAACGAATCCGCGCTGCGCAACTATATGCGCCAGCAGGACAACGACGAACGCCGGATCAAGATGATCGCCGATCGCGTGGTCGACCTGATGGCCTGCGGTGAATACGCACACGACACCGGCAACAACATCCAGGAAGCGCTCTCTGAAATGCCGGCCGCCGAATGCGATGCGCTTGGCCGCGCCGCCAGGCAAGGTGCCACGGCACTTGGCAATGCCATGCTGAGTGTCAGCTTCCAGTATTGGCACAAGCTGGCCGAGGACAAGGCAACCGAAGAAGTCGACGACGCATGGGGCTCCTGCGTGTGCCACGGCGCCGGATGCCGCCGCTGCCGGGAGGACGAACAATGACCACGCCGAACACGATCATTGCCGACCTGGCCGCCGAGGTTGAGTTACTGCGCCGCAGCAATACGCGGCTGTTGAACGTGGCCAAGCGCGCCGAAGAATTCGTCGCCGGGTTCGAGGACGACGACACGCAGGAAGGCATCCCGGCGCTGCTTGGTGATCTGCGCTATGCGATTGCGGAGGCGGTGTGATGTTGAACCTGCATGAAATGCTCAAGGCACCGGAAAAACGGAAGCAAATGATGCCGAAGTTCGAGATTCAGATGAAACCTACCGGCATGAGCAAGTCACGCTCGCGGCCGGAATACATGATCACCATTGAGGCAGACGACAAGGAACTTGCAGTTTCAGAAGCACGCCGCATTGCCGCCATCGAAGGTTTCAATGGGTATGCGATTACCAAAATCAAGGAGATCGAGAATGAACGCACCTGATCGCGGCGCCTGGCTGGCGGACAGAAAACACGGCCTGGGCGGCTCCGACATCGGCGCCGTCTTTGGCCTCTCGCCCTACCGGACGCCGGTCGACGTATGGCTCGACAAGACCGGGCGTTCCGAGGCGCAGGCCGAAACCCTGCAGATGCGCTTCGGAATCTACGCCGAAGAGTTTGTCGCCAAGGAATACACGGCACAGACCGGAAACGACGTGCAGCGCTACACAACCATGCTGCGCCACCCGAGCGCGCCGATCATCGGCAACATCGACCGCCTGGTTATCCCGGATGGCCAGAAGCGCGCCAGCCATAAGTCCGAGATTCGCACCGACCGCCTGCTCGAATGCAAGACGGCTTCGGCCTTCTCCGCCTACAAGCCGGACGAGTGGGGGCCGGCGGGCAGTGACGCCGTGCCAATGGCCTACCTGTTGCAGTGCGCCACCTACCGGATTTTGTCCGGCTGTCAGTATGCCGATCTGGCCGTGCTGTTTGGCAATCAGGAGGTGCGCATCTACCACCTGCCGAGCGACGCCGACCTGGAAGCGATGATCGTCGCCAAGGCTTCGGAATGGTGGCGGGCGCATATCGTCGCCGACGTGGCGCCGCCGCCAGTCTGCGACGCCGACGTGCGGGCGCTGTTCCCGGCCAGCCGCCAAGGGATTGCGGTCGAGGCCAACGAAGCCGTGCTGCACGAGCTGGCCATCCTGCGCGACACCCGCGCCAGCATGGCAACACTGCAGCGCATCGCCGACGATGCCGCGCTGGCAATCAAGGTCGCCATCGGAGACGCCGAAGCGCTGACGCTGAACGGCGAGACGCTGGCCACCTGGAAGAGTGCCCGGCCAAGTACCAAAACCGACTGGCGAGCAATCGCCAGCCAACTCGGCTACACGCAAGAACTGTTCGACAACAACACCACCACCCAGCCGGGCAGCCGGCGCTTTCTGATCAAGGATGAAAAATAATGACCTCTACAACACGCACCGAGGCAGTGAAAAACGCCATTCAAGGCAAGTCGACCGCCGCCGTTACGGCCAAGCCGACCACCATTCACGGCTTCATGGAAACATACAAGAACGAGATTCAGCGGGCTCTGCCGAAGCACATGACCGCTGATCGAATGGCACGAATTGCATTGACCGAATTTCGTAAAACCCCGGAGCTGATGAAATGCGACCCGGCTACGCTATTCGGTGCAGTTATCCAGTGCTCGCAGCTTGGCCTTGAGCCGGGCGGAACCATGGGGCATGCCTACCTGATCCCGTTTGAGAACAAGAAACGCGGCACGACGGACGTACAGTTCATCGTTGGCTATCGCGGAATGCTTGATCTAGCCCGCCGCTCCGGCCAGATCGTCAGCATCAGCGCCCGAGGCGTTTGCCAGAATGACAAATTCCGTTACTGCTACGGCATCGAGGAAACGATTGAACATATCCCGGCAGAAGGGGCGCGCGGCGAACTGACGCACGTTTATGCAGTTGCCCGCCTGAAAGATGGTGGAACGCAATTTGAGGTGCTCACCCGCGCCCAGGTCGAAGAAATCCGCAATGCCAGCCAAGGCTACAAAACAGCCATCCGGTTCAATCGAACCGATACGCCGTGGATTGCCCACTTCACCGAAATGGCAAAGAAAACGGCCATACGTCGACTGTTTAAGTACCTGCCGGTGAGTATCGAAATTCAGCGCGCAGTCGGACTTGATGAAGCCGCCGAAGCTGGTTTGAGCCAGGAAAACGGATTCGTGATCGATGGCGTTTCGCAGGAGGTTGATAACGACCACGAATCTTCGGTCGACAGCGAAACCGGAGAGATTCTTGGAGAAAAAACAATCGACCAAGACGATGAATTCCTGCGTGGTCTTGAATCTGCCGGGCAGGCGTAACGATCAATGGGGAACCGGGGCACGGCCCTAGACGTGTGCAGCCGGATACCAGCGCAGCGATGCAGCAAGCGGCGGTCAGCAGTCGAACTGGTTCAGAGCCAGTAGAGAAATGCCGGCAATCGGAATGCCTGCGGGTTCCCCACCAAACGCTACACGAAACCGGGTCGGGCTTACTTTCACAGAAAGGAAGCTGCGGTCGACAACCAATCCGGCCCGGTTCCGTATAGCAGACAGAGCAATCAGAAACCAACCAGCGAGAAAAACACCATGAATGCACCTATGAAGCCACCAACGATTTCCGATGTCATCAGCGACTGCTTCAAGCAGACGAATGATCGAGAACAAGCGGCATCGCTGGCGATTGATCTGATCTACAAGGACAGCGCGCTCTACAAACTGGTGTGCGATGACTTGCTCAATGCAGCCGTCCGCGATCTGGTCAACAAGGAGTGCGCCAACTACCGCGCTGCCGCATGGTTGCAGACGCAACGCGATAGGGCTGCCGAGTTGTCCGGTTTTCGTGCGCTGCGCCAGGGTCGATATGACAACCAATGGTTAAGTGCGCAGCGCACACCCTACAAGGAGCAATCCATGAACAACCAAGTTTCGAGCGCAGGCCAAAGACGGGCTGAAAACCAGAGCAGCAATGCCGGCGCCCTCCTTTCTCGCGGGGATGTCCATCCTTCTCCTGAAAACCAAATGAGAAGTGACAACACCGCACCTCTTTTCGATGGGCGGGCCATGTCCTATATGTCACCAGAACACGCCTTGCCTGCCCATCACCCTCTTACGGTCGACGGCCAATTCCCGGTTGATTCCCAAGTTACCACTGCCGCTGCCCCCCTTCAAGAACTCGTTGGCCATGGAAAAGTTTTCAACCAGCGCAACCATGCCAACGGGTTCACCCCTTCCCTGAACGCCGGACAAATTGAGAATGCAAACCATGGTGCGCTTTCCAGCGTTCAACCCCTTTCCGGAGAAGGCCATCAGCGAACTGTTACCCAGCAACGCCGTGCCGACTCCACCCAACTCGGAGGATGCCAGCATGTTTGATGCGTCCAACAGTTTCGACGACGACGGCCAGGTGGTCGCTGAAAACCAAAAGATCGGTGCCGAAGTCGTCACCCCACGCCACCGCGATGCCGACACCATCGCCCGGATCAAGACGCTCTACAAGCAGCGCAACGACATCATCCGGGCGCATGGCAACCTGACGCGGCAAGTCACGTCGATCTGCCGGCACGCGGTCGGATACAACACCTTCCTTCCCGAGAAGCAGCGTGCCGCCGCGAAGAAGGCTGGTGATCGACTACTGGACGACCTGAAAGCAGGCAACCCGGAAGCTGCCATCGTCTTCGACAGCGCCGGCTACCTGCTCAATGTCATCGAGCAATCCGGTTTCGACAAGCAAAAGCACACCATTGAAAAGAAGATGGCAACCGCCGTCGCTTCCCTCGACATCGAAGCATTCATCACCGAGGTTCGCGGCTTTTCGCCTACTCAACTCGCCAACATCGTCGGGGAGGCTGGCGACATCGCCAACTACGGCACCGTGTCTCGGCTATGGAAGCGCATGGGCATGGCTGTGATTGATGGCGTTCGCCAGTCCAAGCAGTCCGACAAAGGCAAGGCGCTCGACCACGGCTATAACCCGTCGCGCCGGTCGGCCATGTGGAACATTGGCGAAACCATCATCAAGGCCCAAGTCCGAAATAACAAGGACGAGGACGGAAATAAGGTCGGCGACTCTTATTCGCTCGGCTATCTCGGCCAGGTTTATCTCGACCGCAAAGCCGACTACGCCGCGCGCCACCCGGAAAAGACCAAAGCGCACATCCACAACGACGCGAAGCGGTACATGGAAAAGCGCTTGCTCAAAATGCTATGGAAGGCCTGGAACAAATGACTTTCGACAGGCAGGCCAAGGGAGATCTCGATCACCAGAACGCGGCTGCCTGCCTGTCACCCATCAACGGGGGAAAGCGGACGATCTCCAGATCTCCCACACACCGTTAGCACCCCACCCAATATGACAGGATCAAGAAAATCAATGTTCAAAAACACAGTTTGCTACCTAGTTACCCCCGGCTTCCGCCTCGACCCGGAAATGCTGGCCCGTTACCCGGCTCGCCCCTGTTCGGCAAACGAAGGCCGCACCGTGGGCTTCGCTGCCCCGTGCCCCCACTCGACCGCCGAACTGGCGCACCACGTCGCCGGCCACACGCTGATCTGCCTGGAAACCGAAGACCACCTGCTGCCGGGTTCGGTCGTCGCCGAAGAAGTCGAGCAGCGCGCCATCGATCTTGAGAAGCTGCAGGGCTACAAGCCCGGCCGCAAGCAACTGCGCGAGATCAAGGAGCGCGTCACCGAGGAGCTGCTGCCCAAGGCCTTCACCCAAAAGCGCCGCACGCTGGGCGTCTTTGCCGGCCAGTTCTTCCTCGTTGATACCAGCAGCCCGGCTCGCGCCGACATGATGGTCGATGCCCTGCGCCATACGCTGGATGCGCTGCCGCTCACTCTGATTCAGACCGAAAAGCGGATCACCGGCGAAATGATCCGGTGGCTGCTTGGCGAAACGCCGCCGGGCCTGACCGTCGACGACTTCGTTGAACTGGAAAAGGCCGAACCCGGCAAGCCGGCCATCGCCTACAAGCGGACAAACCTCGACGAGTCCGACATGCGCCGCCGCATTTCGGAAGGCTATGTACCGCGCAAGATCGGCGTCACGCGGGATGACCGTTTGTCCTTCAAGGTCGACGACAGCCTGCACTTGAAGCAACTGGTCGCGCTGGAACTGATGCAGGCTGACAAGCGCCACCAGGATCAGGAAGCCGATAGCGTCGCGCAGGCTTTCGAGGCCGATGTGACGCTGATGGTCGGCGAACTGGTCGGCACCTACAACTTCCTGATCAACGAATTGGGCGGCCTCGTTGAACCGGAGGCTGGTCTGCTGACGACCGCCAACAATACGGCCCAGCCGGAGGACAACGACGACGAGCTCTACATGGAGGCCGCGGCCATCGTCATCAAGAACCAGCGCGCTTCCATTTCATTCGTCCAGAGACATCTGCGCATCGGCTACAACCGCGCTGCCCGGTTGATCGAAGACATGGAACGCGGCGGCATCGTCAGCAAGATGGATAGCAGCGGAAGCCGCAAGGTGCTGGTCACGACAGACGCCATGAAGGCCGCCCACCAGGCGATGCGCAATCTTGACGATATGGCCAAGGCTGACGGCGCCACGATCACCCTGGAACACGACGGCGAAGTTCTCGCCACTTTTGGGAAGAAAGCAGTATGAGACACAGCATTCGCCCCGACATCCTTACGGTGTCGGGCAACTACTTCGACTTTCTGCAACCGCAGAACAGCACCTTCGGCATTGAAGACATAGCGCACGCGCTGTCGCACGTATGCCGCTTTGCGGGCCATACCAGCCGCTTCTACTCGGTGGCCCAGCACTCGGTCATGGTTTCCAAGATCGTGCCGCCAGAGGACGCCATGGCCGGCCTTCTTCACGATGCTGCCGAAGCCTTCATTGGCGACGTTGCCCGCCCGTTGAAGCAGTTGCTGCCAGACTACAAGGAAATCGAGAAGCGTGTTGAGGCCGCTGTGCTTTCCAGGTTCGGAATTTCCAGCTTGCCACCCAGCGTAAAGGCGGCCGATTTGGTCATGCTGGCTACCGAGCAGCGCGACCTGATGGCGCCGCATGATGATGAGTGGGCGCTGATCGCCAACGTGACTCCAGTTTCTGAACGCATTGTTCCACTGGCGCCGTTCCAAGCAATGGCCGAATTTCTCGATCGATACTTCGAGATCATCGGCGCCAGACTTATGGATGACACCGAGCGCGGCGACGGCGGGTTCGGCAGCACCGGGAGCCAATGACATGGGCCATACGAAAGAGCCGTGGAAAGTCGTAAATCGAGGCGACAACGAGTGCAATGATATAGATGCAAAAGGGCCGGATGGATGGCCCGGCGATGTAACGGTTGCCATGAACATCGGCAAAGCCAACGCCCGCCGAATCGTCGACTGCGTGAATGCCTGCGCTGGAATACCTGACCAAATATTGACGGCTGTCGGAGCATTCGGCGGATTTGGTCGAGATCACATGGTAAATCACGTAACAAAGCAGCGCGAAGATCTGCTGGCGGCGCTTGAGAAACAAGTCGCTGATGTAAAGCACTGCCAGCAGGTAATGCTGAACGAAGTCGGAATCGGTTTTCTTGATGTTGTAACGCTCGCTAATTCCGAGTCGGCCATCGCCAGCGTGAAAGGCGCTTGTCTCTCACAAAACGCTGAATCTGAGACACAAGCCAGTTTGACTATCACCGAAGAGACACAAACCACCGCCCCGGCCATCGTCTTCTACCCGGCCGGCTCTCTCGGCGAGGCGGTTGAGTCGGAATGGGGAGAAGCATGAGAGATGGAACCTGCAAGCACTTCAACGGCGTGCAAAACACCATGTGCAAGCGCGGAGTGTCCTATCAAGTGATGTGGCCGAATGGGCCAAAGCCGTGCATCCAGTTGCTGCACAAGTCGGCGCGCGGTGGAACCTACCTGAAACCCGGTGAAGCACCGGCGGAAACCAAACCATTCCCAGGTACCGACAAAGCGAAGCCATGTCCGCTGTACCAGGAACCGACAAGGGATGAAGTTCGGGCCGACCGCGAAGAAAGCGATCGGTGGCTACAGCGATCGATGGAAGCAATCAAGGTTGCCGGTGCATGGCGTGTGAAACCGAAGCCTGCCACTGACCGCCATGAGGTCGTCGAATGCCCGGTGTGCAAAGGCCGGCTGCACTTGGGCCAGTCGGCGTACAACGGCCATGTTCACGGAAAGTGCGAAACAGAGGGGTGCGTGTCGTGGATGGAGTAAAGGAACGGCCTATTTTGTTCAGCGCCCCGATGGTTCGAGCCATCCTCGAAGGCCGGAAGACTCAGACGCGGCGCAAAGTGTTCAACAAGCGCACAACGAACTATCACAGCATCGAAGAGCGCGATGATGGAACGCTATGGCCGTGGCGAGAGACAGAGGACGCACAAGATCATTGGTATCCATGCCCCTACGGCCAGCCCGGCGACCTGATTTGGGTGCGCGAAACGTGCCGCGCAGACGAGTTGCCAAGCGGCCTTGACGGTGTTCGCTACCTTGCGGACGACGCATTTGTTTCAATCGAGAACACAGAGCAAGCGGCAGAAAGGTGGGGCGAACTTGCGTGCTACGGCATGAAGAATTCTGGCCGCGCCGAATGCCGTTTAGTTCCGTCAATTCACATGCCCCGCTGGGCCAGCCGCATCAGTCTTGAGATCACCGGCGTCCGCGTCGAGCGGCTGCAGGACATCAGCGAAGCCGACGCACTAGCCGAAGGTGTCTATGACGGGCGGGCGTGCCAATGTGAAATACCATTGGATTTTGTCCGATCCTGTGGAAACTGCGGTGGCCGGCTTGTTGATTCAGTTGGCCTATACAGGAAACTTTGGGAGTCCATCAACGGCCCCGGATCATGGGAAGCAAACCCATGGGTGTGGGTAATCGAATTCAAGCGTGTGAAAGGCGGTGCAGCATGAGCCTCCCCTATGACATAGCCCGCTGCGCTGGTTCAGGAAGCGACGAAGAAGGGTGGCGAGAAGGCTGCGAAACCTGCTTGCGCCGCACCTCTCCAGGCAATCCGTTCGGTCAGTGGCACATTTCACCGCCGCCGATTATTGCCTTTGAGTGCGAATACTTGATTGAGCCCAATGAAGATAAAGGAAGCGCGGCATGACTACCGATTGGATAGAACTGAAAACCGGCAAGGAAGCCTTCGACCGCGCTGCCGAGGGGTGGGAGATTGAGATTCTGGTTTTGCGGCACGGATGGGAGAAATGGGGCGGGCGATTCTGGTATGCAGATGGTCAATTCCGTGGTCGCCCGCCGCAGCCGAAAACCAAGGTCGTGATCAGCGAGTGCTGGCGTCACAAAGAATCTGGGGCGCTTGTGTGGAGATTGCCGGGGTACGTTTTGGACTCCCCCAGTTGGCAACGCTTTCCGGCACACGACAAGACTGGCGAGGTGAGCGATGAGTGAAACCACCAACGAAGGTGTTGCCTACATCATCGGGCTACAAGATAAGAACAAGCGCCTGCGAGAAGAACTCGCCGCGCACCAACTGGTGATCGAGCAGATGCGGAAGGCACTTGAGAACGCTAGACTCTTTGCAGCAAGAAGTCGCAAAGAGGAGTGGGCCGTAACAGTATTGCGGTTTTGTGCTGAGGCTGGTGTGACAGGCTCGCCACTGCGTTCAACCGCCGACGCCCTCAAAGCCCGTGACCGCAAGCGTGATGCAACATTGATACGCATGGTCTATTGCTTTTGCAGAGAACACAACGTCCCGCTGGAGTGCGCAGCAAAAGCCCGTGAGTCCGGAGAGTGGGAACCCGAATTGGAGATCAAGTGATGAAGATCAAGGTTGAGGATTATGGCTTCTCTGCCTCTGGAACCAAAGAGGTAAAGATTCAAGTTATCACAGGCGGTAAGCGGATCGATTTTGGCCCCATGAACTACACCGAGCGCAAAGAGCTTGCTGACCAACTGCGAAATATGGCCCGAGAACTAGTGGAGGTGAAATAGTATGAGCTTCGACTACGACCCGCAAGACCAAGCAAACATCAGTGGCTCTGACTTCGCACAGATGTGCGATGAAATGAAAGCCCTCCGCGCTCGCGTCGCCGAACTGGAGGATCAGCTTGCCGAGAAAGACAAGCTGCTCCTACTGGCGAAAGAGGCGCTTGAAAAGTTCATTGACTCACATGAAGAATGCAGTGACGCCGATGAATATACTGCACAAATGGTCAGCATGGATGACTACCACGAAGCACAAGAAGCCCTCGCCGCCATCAACGACAGCAAGCTAGTCGAAGGGCTGGTGATTTGTGATGCGAAGCCTACCGGCGTGGTTACGAAGCACACCGGGTCGCTGAGGGATATGGCGATCATCGTGTGGCACCAAGATCAGCCAGCCGAAGGAACAGAACTCTACGCAGCGCGGAGGACTGATAAATGACACCTATCGTTCCAGACCGGCGCCTGCTGGAGATCATCCGGGGCTACATCGCAGACCTTTCCACCCCGGACACCCGACCTGATATGTCAGACGAGCACCACCTGATGGCCCTCGGCCGGGTGATCGTGGACGAGTGCCAAGCCCGGCTTCCGTTGTGGGATCTTGAAAAAGGCGCGTCGACTCAGATGGATGAGAAATGAGCCAAGCCCAACGCGAAACCATTGCCGACGCTGCCGCCATGCTTGATGGAATAGCGCTCGAACTGCGCAGATCGCACGGCCTGCCGCCCGACTACAAGATCATCCCAGAACCCGAAGTTGCCGCAGAAGCAAAGCGCATCAGGCGCGTTGTCTCTGAGCTTTACGACATTGCAGGAGATGAAGCATGAGCCTATCCCGCGCCCACCGGCATCACCTGGCAGCCGTTGCACGCTACCAGGCCGGTAAGAACAAGCCGCTGGAGCGCCGCCGCGTGCAGTCATTCATGGCACCCATCACGAAGGCATTCAACCAGATCGTCACCGGAGAAACCGATGTCGACGCCAACGATGTGCCGATCACTCGCCTGGCCCACAAGGATGAATGGGAAGCAACGCACGCCTGCATCAACGGCTTCGTCGCAGCTATGGAGCGACTTCTTCCGGATGTCGAATTGGATCCGCTGCGCTGGGTAAGTTCTGACCTGATGAATGGCAAGCTGATGTCAGCTAAGAAGGTCATGGCCGCCAAGCGCGTCCTCAAGAAAATCGAGGACAGGATGATCAAATGTACCTGGCAGCAGGTCATGGATGCTACCAAGACAACGCAGATCGAAATCGCGATGGAAAATCTCGGCTTGAAAGAAGCGGCATGACCCCTAGATTCCTGCGCATGAGTAAAGCGCCGGACTACCTCGGCATGTCCGAGCGCGCTTTCAACCAGATCGTCAGGCCAAATGTCCGCGAAGTCGTGATAGGCGTTCAAGGTATCGCCTTCGACCGAGAAGAGCTTGACCAGTGGGCAGACAAATTCATGGAAGAAAACGCTATTGCAAAAGACACCATGCGGTCGCAAAATCAGCGCCGCACCGGGCGTCGCCATGAACAGAACGGAGGTAATCACACATGGCACGCAAAAGCATCAGCGGCCTCTACGAACGTAATGGCATTTGGCACATCGACAAAGTCTTCCAAGGCGAACGCCTTCTCGGAAGCACTGGAACAGGTTCGCGCGAAGAAGCGGAAAAATACCTGATTCATCTGCTTGAGGAACGTCGCCAGCAGTCGACCTACGGTGTGCGCCAAGTCAGAACGTGGCGGGATGCTGCAACTAAATACCTTCAGGATTTTGCCGATCAGCCTTCGATCGAACTCACGGCAACCTATCTTGAGCAGCTGGATCCGTTCATTGGTGAAACCCCGCTTACCCATATTGATGATGACGCTCTGGCGCCCTTCGTTGAGTGGATGAAAAAAGGCGGCGGCAAACTGAAGAGCGGACGGAAGAAGAAGCCGAACTCGCACCGGACAATCAATATTGCCCTGCAGCGCGTGGTGCGGATTCTTCATCTGTGCAACAGGAAATGGCGCGACGACAAAAAGCGCCCATGGCTCGACGTTGTTCCGTCCATCTCAATGCTGGACGAGCGAAAGACGAAGCGCTCGCCATACCCGATTTCATGGGATGAGCAGCGCATTTTCTTCAAGGAGCTACCTGATCATCTGCACAGAATGGCGCTGTTCAAGGTCAATACCGGCGTTCGTGAGCAGGAGGTTTGCAAACTGTCCTGGGATTGGGAGATCGAAGTCCCTGAACTGAACACAAGCGTCTTCATCGTTCCGCCAGAATTCGGCGGTCGCCATGATAATGCCGGGGTAAAGAACAGGGATGAGCGCGTAATCATACTGAACGACGTAGCTAAATCGATCATCGATCGGCAGCGCCTATTGCTTGACGACGACGAGAACGAAGCGAAACACATCGTTTTCCCGTATGAAGGTCGGGCTCTGCATCGCATGAATGATACGGCCTGGCGGTCTGCTCGAAAGCGCGCCGCCGTGGCGTGGAAAGATGAATACGGGAATGAACCGCACCCGGGATTCGCTACCGTTCGCGTGCACGATCTGAAACATACCTTCGGGAGAAGGTTGAAGGCTGCAGACGTTTCATTCGAAGATCGGCAAGCCCTACTCGGCCACAAGTCGGGCAGCGTAACGACCCACTATTCAGGGGCGGAACTGGCGGCGCTGATTGGGGCAGCAAATAGGGTTTCAACGACGGATAACAAAACCCCGACCTTGACCATATTGCGAAGGAAGGTTGCATGACTAAAGTCCCGCAAAAGTCCCGCAATAAAAAAATGGCCTCCAAAGAGGCCACGTAAGTCATTGATTTTGGTCGGGGCGGCGGGATTCGAACTCGCGACCCCTTGCACCCCATGCACGGATAC